GGGTTGCTCTCGTGAAGAAGCTATTACTTCTTCTATAAAATTTTGAGAGATCTTTTCTTCTCTTTCTGCGAATCCGAGGAGCCTTTTTATCTTTTGTCTTTTTATTTTTAAGTCTAAAATCTGCGATAATTCTGATAATTTCTTCTTATCATCGTCTTTCAATCCTTTTTTCTGCAATAATCCGCCGAAAGAACTCATATTTCTTAAAATATTGAGTTTATCAATGCCAAACATTCCTTTTACTTGCGATTTCTTACCGAATGAGAGAAAAAGGTCAGAAGACATTGATCGATCTTGTATTTTATCACCGGATAAGTCAAAACTAAACAAATTTTCATAAAATTTAATTCTTAAATCTTCGTTATCTCCAATAAAAATATCGTTTTCGATAACTTGTGTATTTTTTAATTCATAATAATGATCAATTTTTGGTGGTTTATCATCTACGCTCTGGTAAATTATTGGTACCACGGTCACATAAAGATTTTTTGTTTCGTTTTGGACATATAGTTCCCTCAAATCTCTTTTAGATGAGAAATGATATTTTATACCTGTTGTTGCCACAAAACCTATGAATGTCGAATAGTCTTCCTGCTTCATGCTCTGGGCTTCATCATAATCAACGAAAAGATTTTTCAACAGCTCTCCGTTTGCATCTCTTACAGTTGATTTGGTTAGTTTTTGTATTTCAACTATAGTATCTCTCTGTAGAGCTTCAATCGCTGGTTGGGAAGAAGTCTCGCCTGTTAGCTGTTTTATTTGATGTCGAACCAAACTGTTCTTTGAATATATGATGATTGCACTCAAAGAAGAATCTCTAGATAGATCTAATTTTGGATTGTGATATACTCCAGATTCTAAATCAAGATCTGCCGTTGTTCCAACCTCAAAATCAACTTCTGCCGTATAATTTGTCTCGCCATCGAAGTTAGACGTTTCTTCCGAAATTGTAACTTTATTTATTTTAAAGGTGGCCATTATCCACAATCCTCTACATCATCTTCGGTGACATTCGTTCCGTATATATCTGCAATAGCTTTGATTACTTCTGGAGTTTTGCGATAATCAAACGCTTGATCGTTGAAAAACCCTTTAGATTTAATATTAATAGCGGATTTTTCCAACACTTGTCGGTCGATTTCTGAATCACAGTAGATATGAAAATAATATTCTACATTGGTTGTTGATAATTTAACTTCAGTATCGTCTTGCGGTACTTCATCTAATAAAATATTATTAACGATGTTATCTTTTTGCTCTTCAGCAAAAGTTAGCGGGGTTAGTGTACTCCCCGACACTTCGTAAACCTCAATGTCAAAGTTTTCGAAATCAAAATCAACATTCTCTTCTAAAATGTCGGCTAATATATAATCTGTTTCTATTGAAAGATATTTACCATCTTGCCCGACTGGTCCATCTATGTATTTGTTGTTAATATTGTCATCTAAGCCAAGTACATCTACCATATCCATCGGTAAATCGCCTGCTGCCTGCCCTGTGTTCTTTATTTCGTATTTAAAAGTAATTTTAGTATTAATTTGATCAATTAGCTTATTTCCAAGTGGTGTTCTGTAGTTTAAATCGTAATTATTAAAGGTGCCGTTCAACATGGTGAGTGAAATAGCTGGTGTCTTTTGATTTCCTATGTCAGCAGACGACAGGGCATAGGCTAGTGTATTTCTAGCTAATGGTGCCGTAACATTTACCTTATCTCCGTCACCAAAATCAACCTCTTGTGTAATCTCCGAGTCACTCGTGAATTTGCTTTGTGTTTGAAATTGGGGAGTCTGTAATTTTATTCTATTTTTTGTTGCACTTTGATCTTCCTGTACTCCGCCGTATTCTGAATCATAGAGGATATTGTCGTCAAAGAAAGCATAATAAACCGGCTTCATTTTGCCGCGAGCAAGAAGATATTTTCCATATGGAGTAAGTTCTATGTCTAAAACTTCTTCTTTTTTATTCATGAATAGCATTTACTTTCTTCCTATGGCGTTTTGATCTGCTTCAAATTGATAACTTCTAGTGTTTGGACTTCAGCATTAATTAGTTGTTGTTTTGTTTTTATCTGTTCTGTCGTTGCTGCTTTTGTAGAAGACAGGTCAGGGGAAAACTCTCGTGGGAATCCGGTACTGGATTTTGTTTTATAATTACCGGCACTGGATGGCTGCACATCAAAACCATAAGACACCTTTGAATCTACTTTTGCAAACTCGATCATTGAAAAATAGTCGTATGGCCAGTTATAATTAAACTGGTTTTCGGAAATGGGAGTTTTTTGACCCTGATTTGACAACAAAAGCTTGTCATAGCTTGTTTTTGCCCTTTGCTTTACCTTAAATATCATCCATTGTACAGATTCTTCATTTGGACCTGTTAAATCATCCAGTTGATATTGCCCGGTTGATATCAGCGGGTGACTAACGACAGATTCAACTTGTTCAACATCATCCTCGACATCACCAAAAAATAGGGCAGTATCTTTTTTTGTTCCAAATTTTGGCGCGATGTTCTGCCAAATATATGAAAGATCGTCTTTATCAAAAGTGTGTTCAAATTCAAAAATGTACATTGCCACAGGTATTGCAGAACTATTTCTAAAATAGTCAAATTCCGGAGGAAATACATATTTGTCTCTTATTTTTAGAGCACTCTCTATTAATGTTGGCTGATCTTCACCAAAAATTGCATTTGGATTCATATCTTCAATATTTTTTGTAAAGCGGCGTAGCTCGGAAAGTTCATTGTCAAGATTACCGTTGCCTTCGGTTCTGCCTAGTTTGAAATAATTCTTTTGAGAATTTGCTATAGACTTCACGCCAACTTTATTTTTAGAAGCTTCATAGTAGAAGGGAATTGCTACGACTCCCTCATAAATTGTTTTGCTTGAAGCTGTTCGACCAATCTTTTTAGAATTTGTAACTTTACTAAAGCCCACTACATCAGAAAGGGAACCCAAGAATCCATTTTTGTATTTTGTCGATATATCTTCTTTTTTGGCTCTCGTATTGAGCCAAGCGGTTGGTATATCTCCAACTTCTAAGAAAATTCCTTGGTTTTCTGCTTCATCCGGAATTGTTCCAAACTGGTGCCACATGCCCATTGGAGTTGTGGTTTTTCCAGATGAGCCACTCCAAGGCGTACTTCCCGCTTGAGGCAGCGTCACATTATCAAAAATGTTCAACGATTGATAACTTCCTGTGTCGGGGTTTGAATAGTTTGCCCTGCCGTATGGACCAAAGTTCAATACTGGTGTCTCAAATTTTGTTTGAATAGCCCATTGTGCCTCATTTTTGTCTTGATCTTCCAAAGATTCACTGAACAGCCTATTAAAAATATTAATAGAAGATGTCAGTTGCATAGCATAATTATTTACACTAGCACTGTGCATCGGATAAGAGGATGCTGCAGCATCACCTGATGGCCATGCGTCTGGTGAATAGCCGTCGATTCTCCAGCAAACAATTTTAGAATTGGCTTGTATGTCATCGATTGTGGGCTTTCCGTTGGTTGATGGCGTATAAATAATATCTACCCAAGCCTCACCATTGTAATAAGGAGGAGTATGGGAAACATTAAAACCGTTGGTAGAGTCGTAGGATTTATATTGAGGTTTAGCCACTGATATAATTTTGTTACTAAAGGTACTATAAAGAGCAGCATATCCCAGACTTTGACCGTTAGATGAAGTCTCATAGCTTCCAGACCCAGCCATCGGTGGACCAAATGAAGATGGGCGACTATACATGTTTAGTGTGAACATTCTGTAGTTTTCATCGTTAAACGCAACGGGAGTCCCGAGTCCTGCTGGGTCTCTCACATTCCACCCTTTTGCGCTTGCATCAGAGAAATATTCTTGTGGAGTTGACCACAGGGTATCTTCTCTTTTTTGACCTCTTGTACTTCTTCTCATCTTAATTCTTAAGCCATAAGACACACTACTAGTTACAGAACTAAAGTTTGATTGTTTAAGGCTGGAGATAGTCGTAAGCTCTGAATCTTCCAAGAAAAAGTCTACTGTAGAAGCCAAGAAGTTGTTAATCGAAAGCGAATATTTATTATTAGAATTTGGTCCCTTGCTTATACTAGATGAATTAAAAGGAGCAACAAGAGATGCAGAAGGGTGTGGTTCCATATCAAAGAAAGTAATCCCCTCTAAGTCTGTTGGATTTAATATGTCTTCGAATTGCACTCTGTGGTGCCATCTTCCCAAATCATCGCTTGCTGTACCAATTGCATAATAATCTGTTAATCCGCCGGCTGCAACCTTTGGGAAAGCTTCATAGTTAACAACCTCAAACGAGCCAGTATATATTGGGTAATCAACGGCGATGCCAGATTTGATTGTATTATATAAAATTCCCGGAGAGAACAAAGGAGCCAAAATAGGACGCATTTTCAAATTGGCTGGTGCCGAACTTGTGGCTCCGGCTCCGCCGAAGATAGAACTTTCATAAACATCTTTAAAATTTTTGGCAATCTCTAGCGTTCTTTCCGCAGGGTAAAACCCGTCATATGCTATAAATTTCTTTAAAGCTGTACATTTTAAGGTCAGATGCTTAGGAAACTTTTCAAACTCATCATAGTCATTTGAAATAACTTCAAAATTTTTCATGAAATCTGAATTTGAATAGATTCTATAAAAATTAGTTTGACCACTGTTTTGAGGTGTTTCTTTAGATGTTTGAATATCGTATGTGTCTGTATTTCCATCGTCCGTGGTATACGTGACGGTTTCCGTATTATTTTCGTTTACGCCAAAAATAGAATAAGAAGACTCATTTTTAGTTAAAAACCCATCACTGCTGTTTAAATATTTTTCAACATTATCGCTGATCTTGTATTCTGGGATTAGCGACATGTCTTTATTTTTTATTCTCATAATCTGATTGTATAAATCATATTTGTCATAGAAAGGCTTGGATGGCGAAGATACAAAGTTGCCATCTTCATTAACGTATCCTGCTTGTTCGTGTGCTTCAAATTTTGCATTCCCTCCAAAAATAGAAACGTGACCTCCCGGATTATTTCTTCCTCCGGGCCAAGATGTGTTTCCAACATTGGTTGTGGGTTTTTCTTCTGTGTCTAGAAACACTGTCGATGAGGCGAACCTATTGCTTATTGAATAAATTTTAAGAGAGGCGGTTGGAACATCTACAACCTCTCCGCCAAACCATGGATATGTGGCGAATGGATCAACCGTTGATAGGCACGCGCCCATTGTATGTTTTCTTCCATATATTGGTCCGGGTTGTAAGTCAGACACATCGCCGGCTTGGTCGTGAACAAAGTTATATGCAAACGTATAGTCATTTTGCAACTCACCAGCTGCGCCGCTTGCTGCATTGTAGGCAACGAAAGTTGATATAGCCGTTCCAAATTGTTCTGATGTGTCGAGACCCCATGCACTCTGTGAAATTGCAAATCCTTGAGAGTTTGTTCCTCCGAATTTTTCAAGACCTAGTGCAGAGCGGTCGGTTCTAGAATCTCTCCAGAATGTATTTTTATATCCGACTCTTTCGCGGTTTCTTCTGGAATACATATTGATAGAACTTGGATATATTTGCTCTCCATATGAGAAAAACTTAAGTTCTTGAACGGGATTATTGGGATCCTCTAAGGCACCCTTGGTGTATAATTTTTTAACCCTTGCATAAGGAGATTTATTTTCTCTATAACCATCGTTTTGACCATCTATGTTTAAATCGTTATTTATCTGATTATTTGAGAAAAAAGTAATATCATTTTCATAAGTTGTAGTAAATCTTAAATCCTTCAAGGTGGCGGCAATGCCAGAATCAGTATTCTCCACCGCAAGCGTCAACTTTACCTGAAGGGGCTTATATTTTGAAATAATCGGAGAATCATCAACGAGTCTAAACACATCATTTTCTAAATTATAAGCTGTTAAGTTTGATGAATTCCACTTTCTAACCAGTGGGTTTTGGTTTCCTCTGGTCTGTTTCCAAGATGGATGTTGGTATGGTCCGTTTCTCTTTAATAAAATTGAATTCAGAAGAGCTTCTTTGCCATCAGTGAGGAGTCCGCTTGAAATAAGATCTTCATTAAGATAACTCTCTATATTACTATCACCTTGGGAGTATCCAATATAAGAATCTTAATATGCTATGGGCTCTTTAGAATTTAAATTCATCCAGTTATATGCGGTAGGTACATATTCTTGAAATAAGAAAGTAGGCAGAAGAGATTTATCTTTACCGAAGGTAAATACGGATCCTTGTCTTGTTCGAGAAACAAAATCACTCGCAGAGGAGAAAATTACTAAATCACCGTCGCCGTCATACGGCAAATATCCAAAAGTATCATAAGATGTAGCTGATGCTGTTATCCAAGAATATTGTCTGTCTGTTCTTGGAATCGGATGTTGCACATAATAGTTGTCATACACTGACGAAGTAATTGTAGTGGAACCAGACTCTTTCATTTGTCTAATTGCATTTCGATTTACTTGATATACACTTGCTGTTCCAAGATAATTTAAAGAGTTTACCTCAGATGGTCCCTGACCCTTTCCAAAAGTATCGGAATAGAAGCCAAACTGGTTGACATGAGAGGCGTAAAGCCACGTCAATGGTTCTCTGACTGCAAAGTTTCTGTAATTTAAATCGTTGTATGAGGAATATTCTGCTGCCTCAACATCTAATCCGGGGCCCCCATTGGAGTCGCCCATGGTATTTGGGTCACCGGGAGATGAAAAGCGGTTAACAAAGACGTGAGAATTTCTCCCTCTCTGTGGCTTTGCATAATCGTCCATTCCGGCTACAAAAGGAGAGGGAACCAATTCTGGCGTAAAGCCGCCCGCTTTTACAAAAGCAGAGTTATTGGTTGTTCTACCCGTTGTGCTAACTATCTGGTATTCATCAGAGTAGTTTCCCTCACCGTGTGTTGATGTATTCGTCTTAATATTTGCTATATTCAATGGACTCTTAGCCGTCAGACCACGATAAAGCATAGCTCTTGGTCTATTAACCGGCTGATGAATCAATTTTATTGAATTTGGAGATGTTTGGAACTCTAAAGCCCATGCTTCTGGTCTACTTTCTTGATTATCAGTGCCATCATTTAGTTTTATATGCCTATGTTGATTACCACCTACGAACTTCTCCGTAAATGGACCCTGTACTGGGACATCGCTATCTATATATGAATCTATATGGATATTTGTTATGCCAAAACCTTGTTTGAAGTTATCATTTATGGTCTTCTGGTAACCTTCCTTTACGGATGAAGAGATAACAGTAAACGGAGATAGGTAATCCCCTTTGCCTGATGCATATGGATCGTCATTTAGATTATTTTTTAATTTAAATGGAAGTTTTTTCTTTATATTTAGCCCAGAGTCGTCTAGACAGTCCTTTACGTCTTTTACGTCTGTCTCTTTTATGGATAATCCGTCTGTTTTTCCAAATTCTACAGATTTTTTGACGTTTTCTCTTATGTTGTTGTCTTTTTCTAAGCCAGAACTTATAATCTTCTCTCTTTTTACACTATATTTGTAAGGAGTTGAATATTTTCTGTTTAAAACTGACAACGTAGCACTTAAAATTGATTGTTTGGCTGAATTAACACCACTATCTGGGGTTGAAAGGGGCGGTTGGTCTCTCTCTGCTCTCTCTTTCCACCAAAAACAAGACTCATTTTGATTATTATTTACTGGATGATGCCCATCTTTCCAATTATAGGTTAATTCATTGATTCCACGGATACCTGCTTCCGGATCTTCCTGTTTGAGATCTACAGTCGGGTATTTATTCCAGTATTTATTTCTTTCTAAGACATGACTTTCAATCATATTCCTTATGCCGTCTTGCTTTTCAGCTGAAGCCGGGAATAAATTCATAAGCATGTCACCAAGTGAATCATCTACCCACTTATAATATTCGATATATCTCTCTACATCGGGCTCGTTTTGTACCTTTTCAAAGAACAATTGCCTTAATTTAGAAAGAGATTTGTATTCTTGTCTATATCTGTTTACCGGGTCTCCAATCAGATTATTAAAATCCAAGATGGTTGAGAAATAGTTTAATATTTCAGAAGTTATTGCGGCATACATACTCTTTTCTACTGCAAAAGTGAGCGTAGAGGGTCTTGTTTGCCTTGTAAACAGTTGTTCGTCCTGTATATTATATATATTAACAGTGTTGTTAGCACTAACTATTTCTGGATTTTTCTGGATTGCGACGGGAATGAACTCTGTATTTACAACTTTCGTGTCATTCGGGTAGAAAAAGTCTCCACGAGCGGGGTGGGCGGTGCCAAGTAAGGAGCCCATCCAACCATAATCATTTGAAAACGTCGATGAACCAGAAGAGAAATCGACGACAGTAAAGCCAGCATCTGCTGTTGTGGGAGATCCAGATCCAGCATCGGATCCAGTAATTTGATCGAACCTCCAATGAAGAGCTAGGGTCTCCATCTGTGGAATTTCTACGTTATCTATTGAAGTTACAAAATTGTGTACGTTCCTAAGAGGATGCATTGTTCCAAAATTATCAGAATTTTCAGCATGTGATTTAATTACACTGTTTTCTAATGTCGAGGTCCAATATCTAACTGAAGAAACTTTTATATCTGAGCCGTTAAGAACTGATCCTGTAAAGTTTTGCCTGTGTGCTCCAGCATAAATTCTTTTTGATGTATTTAATAGTTTATCGCCATCCGATGTTATAACCCCTTGTAAATTTATTTCATCTTGAATAATGTCAGAATATGCATTAACAGCATATAATTTTATATCATAGTCAGTAATCGATGATCCAGATACAAAATTTGCGCCGGTTTTAGATGGTTCTACCGTTAGTGATATATTCCATTTTTTATTTTCATATAAGTCTTCTATCACAGAAGATGTTAGCTCTGTTCCATAATAGGAACTTGTTACTAGAAAATATCCGCTTTTTTGGTTTCCGTTTGTTGGTGGTGAAACTGCATAAACTTGCATATCATAGTCATTAGTTGGCCAGTTGAAATTTTGTGGCTCTGTTGGTATTGCAGAGTGAAAGCCAAATATGGAAGAACTATGAAACGGAGTTGGAAAATAATCGTAATCGCTTCTAGATCGCTTGTGTGGTAAAATTATTTCCGTTTCCAATGTGAATGACGTATAATTTTCTAAGTTGCCACCAGAGGCGGATATGAAGCTTGTGGAGAGGGGACTTGACGAAGTTTGCTGGTATAATGAGCCATAAAAATTATCAGGTCCGTAAAAATCTATAAATTTCTTTTTTGTAGAAGAAAAATCTTTGTTTTCTCTTAAATCATAAGTTAAATTATTTGCATATGCATTTATTTTAATTAAATTCTCATCAACTCCGTAGCACCTCGTAAGATTTCTAAACGCATTTGCTGTACCCTTTGATTTATAAATCGATACAATATTATTGTATATATTTTTATAGATAGTATTTTTTATTTCTTCCAAGCTTTCTTCGAAAAGCTTTCCTTCCGATCTATTAAATATCTGGTTGATAAGAGATGAGTCTGCAAATATTTCTGGAGCTACAAATCCATAATTGGACAACAACATGTCTGCAAATGGTAGTTCCTTAGTATTATCCGGACTATACGACACGTCTTTTATTTTATTTACTTCTTGGATTTGTAAATAAAGTGTATCAAAAAAGCTTGACATTATTTGAGATAATTTTTTTAAATCTTCTCCGCTTTGCTGATCTCCTTCTACTATCCAATTTGGAAATGTGTTATATAAAGATGTGAAATTTGCCACATCGTAGTTTGATCCGCTAATCTGAAAATCTGATTTTAAAGATATGACAGAGGGGTGCTCTGAATATATGATTGGGTCTTTAAATTCCGTAGTGGATGCTCCGGCGAGTACCATTGCAGAGCCAGTATTTCTAGAAGAACTATTATATCCTTTCCAATTTCCGTTTGTTACTCGACCAGAATAGTCTAATACCGTAGTGTCGATATTGGTTTGACCAGTAATTCCCTCATTAAACTTAAAATATACTCCCAAGGAAGCATTGGAGATATCCGTATTAGTGCCGCCATCGACCTGTGTAAACCAGTTTCTGCCTATTTGTTCGGATGTTCTTTTTGTTTTCCAAAACCTAAATTCGTCTAGTGATCCAGATAGTTTACCCCATCCGAGGTCTCCGAGAGAAGAGGTGTTTATAATAGCTGGACTTGTTAGTGCTCCGATGTTTGCTTGCAAGGCACCACCAATTTCAGAAATTGTACTAACACGACTGTTAGATTCTAAAAGTTGTCCGTTTTTATAAAAGTCAACGTCGAAACTGCCGGGTGTTTGATACATCCTAAATGCATAATGACTAAATGTTTGCAAATCAGTCGGTGTCAGAGTTGAGCCAAAATGAACTTCCTCGTAGGGTCTATCAGATCCAGATTGAATAGTTAAAATAAAATTGTCATTTAAACCGGATTCGAGCTGCAATAAAATTCTTCCATAAGAATCTGCAGAAGCGGAGGTATTATTCCATAAATCAAAGATTACTTCTTTTTTTGTTTTTGCGGCATCAAAAGATTCTTTTTTCAACCAAAATTCAACGGTGACACCATTTTCAAAATTTGTTTTTAAGTTGCTCTCTCTGGTTCCCGTTCCAGTAAAGCCTTGATCACTATATATGTTTGTATTATATTCATTTGAGTCGCTAAACGTCTTATTAAGTGGCTTATTGACCATACCCTGCGAAGCTGTATGTGGACCACCAACAAATGAAATATATTCTTGAATGGTTGGATTTCCATAACCTCCTGTGATGACACCAGAGAGTGTTCCCCAGCCTTCGGCCGAGATTGTAACAAAACCATTCGTTCTTGGATATCTATTTTCTAGTATCCAAAGATCCAGATATGTTGATTGATTTAAATACTGCTTTTTTTCTTTTGAAGATCCGTCGTAAGGATAATCTTCATAAATTCTAGTTATAGCATCTTCATAATAGGATTCTGCAGAACCATACTTAACAAAGTTCTCTGGCTTTGAAAAGTCAAGCTGCGGGACGAAGGTTTCTTTTTCTATTATAGTCTGGTTTACATTTTCAAAAGATTCCGCATCTTTTCGAATATTTTCTGGTGTTTCTGAAAATATCTTGTAAGGTGTTTTGCCATCAAAAAGTTTTCTTATACTCATACTTCTTCTACCCTAAATTTCCACATGTAAGATTGCTCAATGTAACTGTCAACAGTTTCATCATAAAACGCCACCTTAATTCCATATGAATATCCGGGTTCTAGAAGATCCATCTTTAGATCAAAATAATTTCCGCTTACATCAAATGACATCTCTGTGCCCCTATCGCTACCTGTATTATATGGAATCGCAATTAAATTATCTGTAATTCTGTGAATCTGATATGATCCACTCTCAATAATTAAAGTGTCAGTTTTCTTAGACGCTACTGTATAAATAGTTGGACTCCAATCTTTTTGTCTAACATAAAATTTAAATCTATTTGTTTCATGTGTATAATAAGAAGATCGCAGATTTGTTAAGTTTGTAACATAATTAGGATATGGGCTATATCCAATTGCAGCATGATTTTTAATTCCAATGGTTCCGGTATGATAACATGTATCCAGACCCGCTGCGAACCATCTGTCGTGTACTGTTTCCTGTGTTGTATCTAGAGAAAAAGATGCAGAATATATTCCAGTAGAGACATAGCCGCCCGTTATAGCGGTAGGGGTTAGTAAGCTTCCTGCAGATGCAGATGAATAGACTTTAACATATATCTCGCCGGTGCCTACTGCTGGGATATTTCTTAGTCTACCCCCGATTGCATTATAAAGGTATACTGTTCTATTATTTTCTTCTGCTGGGAGTAATGAAGAGCTTGCATAAAAATTGCCCCTGTCATCTTTAATTGAAGAGTCCCATACTGCTTCAATGGTTGGTCTCTTAAAAAAGAATTCAGAACCTCTTCCAAAGAACTTCTTTGTATAATAAGATTCTTTGGCTCCCAAGTTATTCGTTACTTGTCCACCAGAATTGTCAGGTACTGTGCCATTTTGCCCAGAACACGTACCTGTGACAATGGTCATATCTCCAGATCCAGTTGCAAACAGATTTATCGTTCCAATTCTATCAAAAACACTAGCTTCAGTGGGAGGGGTTCCAAGTTTAATTTCATCCCTCGGATCGTCTCCATATACCCACCAGTTGGATAAATCGGTGGCAGTCGATAATGAACTCAAATTAGCTGGACAACCCGAGTTATATAATTCCGTTATTTCCGTTGGGGTTAAAATTTTGTTATAATAGGCAACATCATCTATTAATCCCAACCAATTATTTGATTCACCCACTCTAGATCCTCCAATTGCGAACATGTCAAAGTCTGCTGCTGGGGTAGAGCCCGCCCCAACCGTAGTAGAAGAAAAAGAATCTGTTGAGCCGTCTATATATAATATTGGTGTTGTATTGTCTCCCAAATCAGTCAAAACTATATGAAACCAACTGGCTGCAGTCAAGGCGGTAGTGGAAGTATAGCTGGATTGTCCTGTATACTTTCTAGAATAAACTAATTGACCTGCAGAATTCATATAGATAGCTCTACCGAAAGATATTCCTCCCGGATTTTGCCAAAATGCGAGATATCGACTAGACCCTATGGAGTCGGGATTTACCCACATAGAAATAGATGACACTCCGGTAAGTTGCATTTCTTGAGCACTGCCAGACAAAAATCCCTGCCCATCAAGTTGAACAGACTCTCTTGGGAAAAATTTCTCATAATAAGATTCTTGGCTGGAAGTAAGATGTACTCCTACTCCATAATTAGCGATACCTCCCGCAATCCATTGCTCTACCAACGGTGTAATATCTATTTCTAAATCCTCGTCTCCAACTGGAAATATTTGAGAATAAGCTGGAGATGTCAAATAATCACCGCCGGCTGCAGCCCAAGGAGTATTGGCGGCTGAATTTATCCAATTTGAACCCAACCCATCGGTGGTGACATCTTTATAATTATCCATGTCCAATCCAGTTCCCTCTTGCCAAGAACTAGATATTGGAAGCACAGCTAGCTCCATCTCTCTTGGGGTGGTCTGGTTATGTGGCGCATTATACATATTTAAATAAAAATTAACACTTCCAGCTGCAGGTATTATTCCCCTGGTTCTATCGAGGGAGACTTCGTTGATTGGGAATTGAATTAAAATCCTCTCCAATTCAGTAGAAGTTGCACTGGCCTGTCCATATATAGAAAAGGTCTCTAATATATCTGACAATCCCATGTTCGCGCCTGTTGCGCGGGTTGTCAAATTAGATTTAAAAGCATTACTTATTGTATTGTCTTTATTTGCATAATATTTTTTAATAGCCATTATTTTACAATTCCTGTTATATCCACTGTAGGATATTTAATTTCGTAACAAACATTATCCGGGCATCTCAAATATCTTCCGTCTGCCGACATATTTGTTTCTATACTAAGTGATGTGGATGAGTACTTGCTCCCAGTTTTGTTAACAATTTTTACATTTCTTGTATCAACTACGCCATTTATTCTGTTTAATTCATAATAAACGTCTGTAACATAAAAGGGCTCTCCCATCTGTAAGGATTTTTGATATCTTGCAGACAAAGTATTGATACATTTTCTATATATATCGCCTTTATTAAAGTTAGAGTCCGAGATGACCTCAAATTCAACACCAATGTTTATGATTTTAGCATCTAAAATATCAATAGTGTCATTAATCATCTTATAATCAGATATCCATATTTTTAAATTATTTTTCAGAGTATCATTTAAAACTGTTAACTCAGAGTTTTCACCCGACCCTAGTACATATGCATTTATGTTTCTTTTAAAGGAATCTGAATCTAAGACTATATTACACCTACTTATTGATCCAAATTTAGAAGGCATTGAATATATTAGTGCTTCGTAATCTTTATCGGTGACTGCCCTTTTTTGAGTCGCAAAATGAGCCAAAGCTCTTACTTTTATTTCCTCGTTGCTTTGTTGCACGGAACTTCCAATAACAGGCTCAATATTTACTATTTCCATGGAAGATCTTACTGAGTTTATTTTTGTGGAATTTAAATTTATAATATCTATAAAGTCTATACCCAAAGAAACAAAATTTGTTATGGTACCGGCGGCCGCGTTGGGGTTGGAGTTGGAATTTTTTCTATATTTTATTATTAGAGTAGTGTCCGAAGGGGAAATCCCCAAAGTATCAGTCTTGCCTAATTTTGTCGGGTCAATGTCCACATCCGCGACATAATCTCTACCTTGCATTTTTAAAGCAACTGAAGATGGATCAGCAATTGGATTTATTGATATTTCATCTTCAGAGCCGTGACCAAATTGTAAAAAATAGTCTTCCCCGTCATACTCAAAAGTAAACCTTCGAGGTACTGAAACGGGTCTCAAATATTCTTTAGCCGTATCACTGCCACTTTCTTTATTAGCAAACGTTTTATATATAATATTTTGAGTGAGATTGTCTACTTGAAAGTATTCATTACCCTCAAAGTCTGTTACCGAAATTATTTCAACCACGTCATCATCGGGTATTTGAATTTTTTTGAATTTTTTATATGCGCCGGCTTCAACTCTGGTCTCCTCTATTTGACCAGATATTATTTTCCCAGAGGCTCTAACCGCGTATGAAGTAGGGATACCCGACGATTCATCAACTCTCCCGACAACGGTTTTATTTGACGGGTCACTAAATCTTATATCTTCTGTTAAAATAAAGTTTTTACCCTCTGTATTAGAAAAGGTACTGCCTTCCCTAATTATTGGGTAATATGTAGAATCCGGACCAAGACCAATTTCATTTGCCGGGATCAGGGCATAAATTTGTATTTCGCCAGTTGCGGTTGAGATATTTTCATAATTATACCCAAGCTGCTTTGAGAGTCTAATAATATTTTGTCTCTCAAAGGCAGTCTCTAAAAAAGATTCATTTGCCTGATAATCTATATAATAAGACAAAACGTCTCCGACGTAAGAAACAGTGTCTAACATCAAAGAACCAAAGGAGGCATCATTAAAATCTTGATATGTCTCCGGATAGTATCTTTTGGTATAATCAACCAGCGATTGTTTGATGCTGTCAAAGTCTCTTGCCGTATATTTAATTGCGATTTTTTTCTTTGCCATATTATATCCCCCCTATTATATTGTTTCTCTCCATATTTATAAACAATTCTTCATTTGTTGTAAATGAATCAATAAAATATGTGATCTTAACGCTTATTGTATTTTCATTATTCGTGGGGTTGATGTCAACCCCTGTTAATGTTATATATGGCAGATATAGAGCAACTTGATCACTTATTTTTTCTCTAAGTTCTCCGGAAATAAAGGTACCTTCTTGTTCAAAAAGAAATCTACTTATACCAACTCCAAAATTTTTATCCATAATTCTTTCGCCGGGGTTTGTCAAAATTAACATTTTTAAATTTTGTTGACCCATTTCTTTTATTGTTTTTGAAAGAGAATACGGTCCGTCATCAGAATTATATGTCAATGGTAATTTTGCAGAAAATCCGTAAGGCATTTATTCTATCTCCAATAAGGTCTTCTTCGCGTTATCGAAGAAATTTTCTTCAGCTCCGAATTTTCCAATTCGATCGTTGGTCTCGCCAATATAATAATTAGTATAATATGTTAATATCTCTTCTATATTCATAGAAGTATAGAATTTTTTAAAGTTATCAGAATCCACAAAAGACTGTTGCATCGATTGCGTAGGGTATTTTTCTTCTAAATTTTTACTAATTATGCTAATTTTATTATTTTTATTAATGTAAGAAACCAAAGGAAGATATAGAGCCTGATTGCCAGTATTGTCTGTTAAAACAAAATCTAATAAAGTTTTTGGATCCGTAGAGCTGTCATAAGACGATAAGGAAGATATTCTTATTGCAGGTTGCCAGCCGTCAGGCCAAATTTCAGAGACATCAGTGCCACTCAAATTAGGATTTGATGAAACAAAGCTCTCTAAATCAGGAATAGATACAACGCCTGATGGATATCCTTCCACTGTTGGTGTCCCTACAAAATAATATTTTTCATTCAATAATATTGTGCTTGTCTTTGGGTGCGTGAAAAATTTATTCTCTGGATCCAGAATATCTGTTAAAGACTTGCCCAGAAAAGATAATTGTTGTAAGTTCTTGGGATTGGCTTTGGTTCCAAAAATATTATTTATATTTTCTTGAGTTTGGCTTTCCAAAACTATTTCAATAAAAAGACTGCTTGCCCGTTCAATAATCGAAGAGTTTTCTGAATAAAAACTATCGATGCTGTTGTATTCGTTCCTTAACCACTTTCCTATCGATTCATTTGCAGCAGAAGCTATTTCAGATAATTCTTCAGCGTATTCTTCTTGGAATGGTAATGAGAACAAAATTTGTACAATATTGTCTTTTATCGATGGAAATTTATTTATATTGCTATTGATATATTGATTAATATACTGTGTTGCGGCTTGCTTGGTCATCGAAGTGTCTAATGCAAAATTACTGTACATATTTAAAGATTTAAACATGACTTCGGCAGATAAAACAGATATTAAAGAAGAATAATAGAAATATTTTTGTGTCATCTCCTGCTTATCTATTAAAAGATTAAAAGGGACGATCTTTGTGTTCGGGATGTTAAAGTCGTCAACGTCTTTAAAAAATTTCTTTATACTCTCATCTGACAAGAAAACTAAATTTTGAATATTTTTATCTTCTCTTAATTTTTTATATGGACCGTTCTCCCAATCTGATATTGTTAATTGTGTCAACCCACCAACATAATCAAAATAATTTTTTGGAATTCTTGTCAAAAGATTGTCGTTAAAATAAGACAGTACATCGCTTACAATTTCTGGTGAAGTATTATACAGCTGCTCTGCTATTGTTTCGTTTATGGGACCAGTGTCTAATTTAAGGACATCGGGGTCATAATCAGCGGGTGTTGTTGCAGCTGTTGTCGGAATTGCCTTTGAACTCTTTGTTCCCTCTCCCTGCAACGCAAAAGGTAAAGCTCTAATATTATAACCAAAAGTACCAAGGGAGTCTGGAAGGCTTATAAGGTCCATTGAGATATCAAAAACACCCTTACTTCTGTATAAATCTCCCTTGAGTAGTCCAGTCAACGATTTCTTTATTTCACTAACCGATTCTAAGAAAAATTCACCTTCTTGTTTTTTAATTTTATTAAAGATTGGTCCATTTGGGTCCGTAATTATTTTTGACAGTTCACCAACAACTGCACCAGAAGGACTACCAATTGTATCTGCAAGATAACAAAGTTTATCTTTTTGAATATCTTTGAGTTTCCCCTTCATTGCATCCACTTGATCTTGTGTAATACCGGACTTATTATTAAAATATGCCCTGTCAAGCATGTCAGAATCTAAAATACAGAAAGAAACCCAAGGATCATAATCATATATGCTATTAAAATAATCTTGTTCCATTCTGGCGACATCTAAATTTTTTCCCATTTCTAAAAAGAACTTTTCAACATCCACATCATTTTTAAACAGAGATCCCAAGCCTACTTTTCTAGCTAAATAAATTATTTTTGCATAAGTTTGTGATGAAGCTTCCCCTTTTAATAAATTTATTTTTTCGTATTCGCCAACAGAAACAGATATGCTCTTTAAAAATTCGCCTATACTTTCCAAGCTTAACTCTTGACTTACGTTTGGAATACTCTTTAATAATATTGATCTTACGGAATCATTTATTTGCTTATTTGTCCTCTTCTTATTTGATGCCTGTTTCTTAAAATTATCATGCATATAATTCTCATTCTGAAACAAGTCTGGTATATGGTCGCCTCTCTTAAAATAATTTTTATCGAAAGACACTCCGGCGGCTACAATTTGAAAAATTTGTTGTAATGATGATGTTATCAATTTTATTACCAGATTGATAATAATTCCTTTAAGTTCATCCGCTAACTGCCTCGCGATAGCCGATTTTGATAGTGGAAATCCCTTTGTGGGCAATCTTGGAATAGAAGGCATTGAAAAATCCTTATCTTTGCAAAAATCAAAACCAACAGCTAGAGGATTGTCTTGGTTTGATAAATCAGAACATTTTTGCAAGAATATCTTTGTTGCATCCGTGAAAAAAGATATCCAACCCATTTCGTCTGGAAATGCAGATAATAAAGATTGTAATATTCTTTCAGAATCTACCTCCATTACGATTGAGTTTTTGTAGGCAGCAAAAAGCGCATCTATCTCTACATCTTCCTCTTTGTTCAGAGGATTTTTTGCTTTTAACTCGAACTTTTTACTAAATGAATCTTGATTATATGCGTTAGGTGGCTTGTATCCGTCTGTTTTCCAAGGAGGCAAGACATCATCGCTACCAACTAAAGATCGATATCTTTGCAATATCCTTGGCCCGTTGTTATCAAATTTTGCAAGTTCCGTAGAATATTGTTCCAGCTTTTCATTTGGTAATTTTTGTAAAGCGCACTCTGTTAATTGCTCATTATACTCTTGCGGGTCCAAAAAAGATGTCGTAGTGTTTGCCACCATCGCTATCAAATCTCCTAAACCACAAAATCCTAATCTCTGCAAGACCTCTCTGCCAATATAATTGGCTAATTCTTTTCCCTTTCTATCTCCGACATTTTGTAAAATCTGCGGTAGATTATCCATAAAGGTGTCACCGATCTGATAACCTAATTCTCCTAAAAATCCAGCTTGTTTTTCCTGATCATCTTCGAGCTTTTTGTCTATTCTTTCTTTTTCTTCCGCAGTTAAGCAGGGTGTTTGATATATGCTGCTCTTTGCTATGTTCTGAATTTGTTTTGTAAACTTTTTTGAAATTTCTTGAGAAGATGCAAACTTTTTATTAATATCGTCATTGGTAATTCCATATGTATCACCAGAAGATATTGCCCTCTTTAATGGATCGGAGTAGTTTGATATTTTTTTCTTACTAAACTGAAATTCT